GTTTTATTGCGTATTTTTTTAATTTCTGGTGTGTTGTAACCAATTTTTTTACCGTTTTCATCAGCAACATCATGCGACCAACTTGGCATTTTTTTACCTGTTTTGCTTATATAAAAACTGCCTTTTTCAACAACTTTTGTATGTTGTAACAATGGCAAATTTTTAAGCCACAAACAAGTAGTCTTTTGGGCTTCATGTCCAAATTGCCAAGGTTGAATTATTTGGCTTGGCTTTTTATAAATAGATGACATTATACCAACTGGGTTTTCTACCGCAATTTTAGGTATGTCAGCATTGATAATTTTTAAAAAGAAATCTATACCTTGTTGTTGCCTTCCATCTGCCCTTTTTTGTGCAAAATGTTTAGCCCCGCTAACGGCTAAATGTGTACACGGAGGAAAGGCAATCATCATATCCCAGCCGTCATTAATGATGTCAAACATATCACCTTGATAATGAGGGCCTGGTGAATCAGTCGGTTCAATATCGCAGCTTACTGCGTCATGTCCGGCTTTAATGAAAGCATCACGCACAGTTCCGCTAAATTCACAAGCAATGAGTATCTTCATATATACATAATCCCCGCAGCATACATGGCAACCGCAACAAACTCAACCAAAAACAATGCGTAGTCTTGTTGTTTATAACCAGCGTAAGCCCATAAGGCGCTTCCAATAAAACCCAAATAGATATTAATTGGGTAAATATTAAAGCTAGTTAACGCTATGCCAATCAGGCAAAGAATTGTCCCTGACCACTTGATTGTTTCCAACATCCCCATTCCCCTTTGTTGCCCAATTTCCATTGGTCGTAAAAATCATTTAATAATGCTTCACTAAACTTATGCCTGCTAATGTAAAGTCTAAACTTGTTTAAACCCCATTTATGCCTGTATGCACATAATTGTCTTACAGCGCACTCATGCCTAGCTTGTTCATACATTTGCGTTTAAGACTGTCATAAGAATCATACCCAGTACCCAAGACTCCAAGTTCTCTTGCTTTGGCTTCAATACCCTCGTTAGAAAACATCCACTTTTTGTCAATTTTTTCTTTCTTGGGTTCTATTACCAATTCATCCTCAAAGCGTTCACCATTTAACCAGGTGCTTGCATGGGGTATAAATTCTAACTCAGTTTCTTTGGCTTTCCAGTATTCGCAATGTGTGTTAATAGCTTTTGCAGCCATAAGTTGTTGTTCTGCGGATAACTTTGCCCAGGCTTTTCTTGCAGTTGCTTTAGCAATTTTTCGTGGATATAAAGACCAGAATTCATCAAACATTCCTGTGATACCTGTCAAGTGGGTTATTAATCATCGCTTTAATAACTTCTTCTATATTAAAGAACCATTGAATTTCTTTCATACCGGTATGGGTATAAATGGTAAAACTCATTGCATAACTCTTGGTGTCATTGGCGCTTGTGGACTAGCCGGTACTGTGTAGCCTGTACCACCAATTACTTGAGTTGTTACACCGCTAGGTGTTTGGATAACAATTTGATTTGGGTAAATCGTGGCTATTTGCGTAGTAACACCAGAATTGTTTACAAACTGTGCTTTATTGCCGTTGATTTGGACTGACCCAGTAGTGTAGCCTTGGGCATTAGTCATTGGAATGGTCTGTGCTTTAGCTGGTACGCCATAAGCAAACATACCGCCTAATACTGCACCTAATAAACAAGCGCCTAAAAAGTCTTTCATAATTTTCCCCTTAATAATTGTGTGGTGTTGCGCCTAATTCTTTGGCGGCTAATTTGGCGTCACGAATGGACTCGTAAGTTGTTTCAGAAATTACGCCCTCGTTGATAGCAGCGCCAGTTGTAATTAACAATTTCCAAGTCTTGTTACGACCTTTGTAGATATGTGCAATCATTTAATTCCCCTTAAATGTTTACTCGTTATTGAGTGATTACAGTTTCTTATTATTTTTAAGGAGTGTCACTAAGTATTTTCCCTAGTGTTGTATTTTTGGTACTTATAGGTATTAGTTAGGTTTAGTTATTAGTACCTATAGGTGTTAGTAAGGTTTAAAGCTACTTCCAAGAGGTTTAAGCGAACCTAGCCTACCTAGGTTTGCCTTCAAATGCTTCCATTGAGGAATCGCATCACCCGCCAGTCGTTCATGGTATAGGCACTAGCTTCGCCACCTATATTGCGCTGTTTCAACCATTACCCCCAGTAGCGCTGTTAATCCTATTCCCTGGTATGTCGTTAGAGCCTCGAAATAGGAAGATGAGTGTACTACATCTTTAAATCTTCTTCAGCCATGTGGCAAAAAATACCACATTGAATGTCTTGTTCTTGTGGATAGTTACCGGCATCAGAGGGCAACTCGTCTAAATACACGTCTTTAAGGACTGTTTGTTTCTTAAATCTTTCCAATTTAGCCATGCGGTCAAACTGTTCTGGGAAATCCACTTTAATCTTATTCCAGTAACCTTTACCGCCCTTTACACAACCAATACAGTTGTTGTTGTGATAGCCTAACTTATACATCGTAGGCAGTTCTATGCCAGCGTTTTGAAGCATTGCAAGGCAATCTACCTTACCAAGGCCTTTGTCAATTAACGGGGCTATAGCATCAATGTTATTGGCATCAAGAAAACGGTCATAACGGTCTTGTTCTTCCATCGTATAACCAAATACTTGAATGTCTGTAGGCTTTTCAAATTTAAGCCTTACATCCTTTTTTAGCTTGCGAGTGCATGGACTTGCGCCTTTGATGTTCATAGCTGAAGTTTCAAAAGTCTTGTAAATAGACCTTTCGTAGCGGTCATTACCTAAAATCAGTATCTTTTGACCAAACCATTCTTCGCAATCAGCAAGAAATCGCTTGTTATCTGGGTGTTCTTCAATTACCTCGGTGTAGGCAATAACCACTTCTTTATCTTTGTATTCAGACAAGGCAAGTTTTGTAGCTACGGCACTAGCAGCGCCACAACTAAACCAACAAACAACCCTATTCGTCATCTTGTGCCCCAAAAGCGTTGTGTTTTGGCAACAACTCAGGCCAAATTAAGTAGAAGTTCTTGGGGAATAGGTCTTGCCTAGTAACTAGCCCATGACTAGCTTCTTCTATTCTTGCCCCTAAAAGCATATATTTGTCAGCTGGTATTCCTCTAATTCGCCAGTTAGATACTGCTGCTGAGTCAACTTTGCACATTCTTGCGACCTTTGCAGTACCGCCCAAAAGGTCAATAATTGCCGTGTCTGTAAGTTTTAAATGTTTGTCCATTCACGAATGATACCTTGATTGTTGTTTATTTGCATACACATAAAAATAAATGTTCACAAAAGAAAATATTGTGTTAAAGTTTAGTCATGCAGTAAGTTTTACCAGTTTGACGGGAAAAGACGGTGCGCCGTGAGAAACGTAACCAGCAACAAGGTTATACAAAAACAAGTCAACGTTCTAACTTACTGCATATTTACTAATTTTTAAGGGGATTTAAAAATGTCAGAATTAAACCAATTAATGCTTGAACACGAAGAGTTCTTAGAGTCAGCACTTGATGATATGGAATATGGCGGTGAGTTAAGCCAAGAACAAGTTGACTGCATACGTCAAGCCTGTGGCAAACCACGCAACAAACAAGTAAATCCAATTTTGCGTGATGTTATCAATGACTTTGGCAAAATCTTTGGAGGCAACAATGCTTAATCAATCAGAAAGTATTGCCAACCTAGCATTAGCTTTGTCAATCGTGCAGGGCAAAATGTCCCATGCAGTTAAAGATTCAGCTAATCCTTTCTTTAAATCTAAATACGCTGACCTAGAGTCAGTATGGGATGCCTGCCGTAGTCTGCTATCAGAGAATGGTTTAGCAGTTATGCAGTTTCCTGGTCTTTACACAGAACACGACAAATCCATGTCATTGACTACCATTATTAGCCACAAGTCTGGCGAATACATTAGCCAAGAAATGTCTGTGCCGGTCACTAAAGCAGACGCACAAGGCGCTGGGTCAGCTTTAACTTATATGCGTAGATACGCATTAGCAGCAGTAGTAGGAGTAGTACAAGCAGACGATGACGGTAATGCCGCTTCTTCACCTAAACCAGTAGTCAAAGCAAAGGATATTTAATCATGGCGTATGTACCAAAAGAGGGTTCTGGGAGTTTATTTAAAAATGACCGCAAAACGACTGAAAATCACCCAGACTATACAGGCAGCATTATGGTCAATAACCGTGAACATTATTTATCAGCGTGGGTTAAAGAGGGCGCAAAAGGCAAATTTTTTAGCGTGTCTATTGGCAAAGAAAAACAACCTAAAGGCTTTATTGCTGCGGGTAGTGATGAATTGCCACGCAACACTATTGAAGATGATGTACCTTTTTAAGGGATAATATGAAAACCGCTATTAATGACATTATTCAGCAAAACATTGAGTCCATTCACGATGAGGACTTCCATGTTGATGAAACAAGGCAGTTAATATCTATGACTACTGAGGGGTTGGTTAGTGTTATTAATACGGTTGTCAAAGTAGCTGCGGAAAAAGTATCAGATGCAAACGAAAGAGAAGCAATTTTAAAAATGTGTAATTAGTAATGCAAATAAGGGGAAATTTATGTCACAACATTGGTATTGCGCCCAAACAGGCGAACCACGCTATACAACCATTGGCAAAAACGGCAAAGAAAGAAACACTACACTCAGGGATGCCAAAGCCAACCCAGGTACACTTGTCCCAAGCGTATCTACAATTAATGGACAGTTATCAAAAGATGGCCTTAATACATGGTTGCAATCTGAAGCTATAAAGGCTGCGGCAGAGAACCCAAGAGGGCCAGAAGAAACTGAAAAAGAATATGTAGACAGAATTCTAGTTATTTCTAAGCAGAAATCCCAAGAAGCCATGACTAGAGGCACTCTTATACATGACTTCATAGAATCGTTTTACAACCAAGAATACTTACCGGATATGCCTTTGTATGTCCGCAAGGTAGATGAAGCCATTACAGCGCATTTTGGCGCACAGCTATGGATTCCAGAACAGTCTTTAGTTAACCAAGAGGGATATGGCGGTAAGTGCGATTTATATGCCAAGCCCAAGCATGATTTCAATGGGGTCGTAATTGACTTTAAGACCACGGAAAAATCCCCTGGTGATTTAACACCCTACCTAGAGCATACACTACAGTTAGCAGCTTACAGAGAGGTTTTAGCCCCTTCTGCAAGATGCGCTAACGTATATATCAATGGTACTACCAACGAAGTAGCCATCTATGAACATAGCGAACAAGACATTCGTGATGGATATGAAATGTTCTTGTCATTACTCAAGATTTACAAACTCAAAACTGGGTTAAACTAAACAACGGGGGCGAGGTGATTTTCCCCTTTTCGCCTACCATGTCTGTCCGTGCAGACCGCCCCCACCTTACAATGGCTGAAAGTGTAAAGAAACGAGTAAGCCACCTATATGAGGGAAAGCAAGTGTTTTCATGCTTCACATACATGATTGCAAGTACCTCACCCTTTTTTGCATAAATACAACATAAGGGTATGTCCCTATATAAAGCCCTTGAAAAAAACAATAAATTACTTACATAGCAAGTCTTGACACTATTCAGCTTTATGGCCCGCAGGGATTTCAAACTAAAAAGACCTGACTTGCTATTTTTATTAAGGGGATTATGGACACATACATTAGGCGTGTTTTTGAGGGGGAAGCCCCATGCGATAAATGCACGCAGGCGCAAGATTGCAAAGAATATGAATGGGCATGTAGGGCGTTTAGTTACTATGTCTTACACGGCACTTTTCAAGAATACACAGTTAGACACCCGACCAGAGGAATGTTTAACAAGGTATTTAAAGAAGATGACAAAGCCCTTAAAACTTACATGAAATCAATTAGGGCTAAAGAACAAATGGGCATTGTGGATTTGTTTGAAGAAAACCCACAAGAAAAATGATTGTTGCCGAAAAAGACGGTAGTTTTACCATTAACTGTAAACAAAGGGAAGTGACTATGAGTACAAGAAGTTTTGGTCAAGTAGGTAAAAGCTATAGCAGCGCCTCAGAGGCATTTAAAGACGCTGACTATGCACAGGGTATAGAAATGCCACAGAAAGGCGAATACGACCATTTATGGGCTATATTCGGGGTTATTGCAGCACTAGCTTTAGTTGTGTGGATTTCTACCCGTTTTTAACCATATTTAAGGCTTCAGACTCTTCCCTATCTACTCTGGCTAACCAGCCTTTGCCAAAGATGGGGAAAGTCTTTAATGAACGATAGTATTCCCGCCTAGTTTCAGAGAATTTTGCGATAAGAGTTGCGCCATTACTGGATGAAATAAGTTCTCTTGTTTTTGGGCCAATAACTCCGTCAGGTACGCAGCCAATAGACTGCTGAAGCAATTTAACGCTTCTTCCTGGCCCAGCGTTAACTCCCATTGAAAAGACAACAAAATCGAGTCCTCTAGGTAGTATTTCTCCATAGCAAGGCCTCCAATATTTTTGTTCGTACATTGGCGCTACTAATTCTGGTGTTAAGTTTTTCATTGTAGTCACAGGATGACCTACATACTCTTCCCAAACTCTTTTAGTAACGCCTAAGTTGGTTTCACCGCCTGGGTCGTTAGGATTATTAACCCAACCACCCTCTGATTTTAAAACCAAATTTAAACACTCTTTAAAGTTACTCTGCATCATTTTGCCCTAGTTTAATGCCTGCTACAAGACCTACAAAAGCGCCTACAATCATTTGAAAAGCTGGTGTAATAGCTTTGAACACTTCGGCATTGTCTATGTCGTTAATAAACAATCCTTTAAGCATGACTGTGACCATAGACAACAAAATAATAGCCAATGTAATAGTGGCTATAAGTGTTACCCATAACGCTACATTGTCTTTATTCATTTAATACCTACTTGACCTTTAATCCAATCTTGCAAAGCTATTGTTTGGGCTGTGGTTTCAGCGCATTGTCCAGCAAGAATGTTGTAGGCGG